ATACGGGTCACCGCTTCTCCCCGGAAGGAAGGACGAAAATGTGACCTCTTTTAATCCCGGTTTCTGCGGGATAAGCACCTCACCGATGCCCGCTATCTCTGCGGTCTTGTCAATCTGCGGATGCGTTACCTGCAACTCTTCCGGGTTGACCGGGATGGTGATTTTCCTGCCGCCCATGCGGACGTAAATCTTTGTCTCAGGATTGAGCATCTTACCCCCTTATCCGTGGGATACCGCCGTCTGTGCCGCCATCTGCTCGATGAGCATACGCTTCAGCCTGTCAGCCACATCCTGCGCCGTGACATTCCCGGACGCACCTGCGGGCAGATTGACCGTAATCTCAGGCGCAAGCGTTTTCAATTCAACATTGTTCATGTACCGTCTTTCTGCGAGGTCACGGTAGACCTTTAAATCTTCGTCAGAAAGCTTGACATTATCGACCTTGCCGACCTTGCCGACCTTGCCAGTGCCGTTCGGGACTGCGTTCCCGGTATTTGTCGCAATTTCTCCGAGAAGGTCTTTGTAATCGCCGAAACTGCCCTGACCCGCCATGCCTTCACGGACGCTTTTCGCCCAGTCAGCACCGCTTTTCCCGCCGTTGACAAAGCCCTCAATAAGCCCCTGAGTGTCAAAGCGTTCAAAGCTGACGTGTTCGGGTGCCGGGGTGTTTGCCATCGCTTCAAGACCTTTTGATGCGGCATCAACCGCATCGGCAAAGCCAAAGCTACCGACCTGCGACATCTCCCCGACCGTCCCAATCTCGACACCCGGAATTTTGTTCAGCGCCTCGATCAGTTTGTTAACGCCGCCGATTGCCTTGTTTGCCCCGGCGATAAAAGCATTTGCGATTGCCGTAGCCGCCGCATCAGCACCGTGAGCGATCCCGGAAAAAGCCCCGACCGCCTTGGACGCCATCTCCGCAAACTTCGTCTGTACAGCGTGCGTGACCTGCAGATATACGTTGTAGACCTGCTCTGCCACCATGATGACAACGTTCGCGAGGTTCGCGAGGATATTCATGATCCCGCCGATGACCGCGCCGACCACCGTGGAGACGATAACGAAAACATCACCGATATGCAGGACGTTTGTTGCGACCCCGGTTATAATGGTGAAAAGGTTGCTGAGTACCACGCCTATCGCATTAAACACAGTACCAATCGTCTGTATAACGAGAGCCGCAACCGAAGCGACAAAATACAGCCCTGAGCCGAGCGCATTGATAGCCCCTTGAAGATGAGGGTTGTTAAACAGGTCAGATATAGCCTTCCCGACAGGCTGAAAAGCACGCACACCCATGTTTTTCACAGAGTTTACAATATCTCCGAAGGTTTTCGGAATAGCTTGAAATTCTTCGTCTATCTTCCCCGCCGCACCGAGCATAGCGCTTTTCACAATGTCGGCTGTGACTTTTCCCTCGGAAGCGACCTTCTTCAGTTCGCCGACCGTGATGCCCATTTCCTTCGCAATCCTTTGGGCAATCTGCGGAGCGTTGGACATGACTATGTTCAAATCCTGCCCTCGCAGTACGCCCGTGGAAAGGGCTTGCGTCAAATTGTACATGGTCGAGGAGATTCCCGTTGCATCCGTCCCGGCAATTTTAAACTGCTTCTGCAGGGCTTCCACGAACGCCGTTGCTTCTTCCATGCTTGAAAAGGTGTCGCCCGTCTGCGCTTTAAGGCTTGCGACAGTACCTAGCATCTCCTGATACGAGCCACGGGAACGCTGTGCCGCCTGATAAATCAAGCCCTGAACACGGGCTGTCTCCTGCATATCACCCGTGATTCCGTTGATACGGGCTTGCACCTGCGTAAGCTGGTCGGACAGCCTGACGGCTTCATTGACCACCTTTGCCGCCGCCGCAAAGGACAGCGCTCCAAGGGCGGCTTTCTGCAAACCGCTTGCGGATTGTCTCGTTTTTTCCATCTGCTCGGCTACCCGCCGCAGTGGTGCCGTTGCTTTGTCAACGATCTCAAATACTTCTCGGATTCCCGCCATATCACTTCCCCTTTCGGGATTCCATTTCCTTCAATGCCATCTGCCAACACAGCGCCTGTTCACGCTCGTCCATGTCAGCCACAACCCCCGGCAATATCCCGTGATTTACGAAAAGGTAATACGCCAACGCCACATCACGGTCATCGCCGTTTAGGAGTTTTTTGCTTCTTCATCCTCACGGATTTTTCGGTCAGAGTCGAACCCGTTAAAAGCAAGAATTTCCTGCACCAGTGAGGAATACTCGCCCGCCCGAAGCATCTTTTCCGGGACACCCGCCGGATCGATACATCCGTATGCCTTGCACATTTCTTCAGCTTCAAAGTCGGGCTGAACAGTACAAGCGATAATCAGTGCGTTGGTATAGCCGGGGTTGTCAAACAGTTCGACCCGCTGACCATTGACCACCTTGCTACGGGTGTGGGCTTTCATCAGGCGGTTGTTCTGTTCCTGAGAAATCGCCCTGATTTCAAAGGGGACGGGCTTTCCGTCCTCTCCGACAAAGCGTTTTGAAACGATAACCTGCTTTGTATCTTCCACCGCAACCGGGTGTAGAAACGCCTGTAAAACTCCCATTTTTCGCATCCCCCTTAAATGCTCAATAAATGGCGGGAGCATTACGCCCCCGCCTTATAAAATCAGTTGCCAAGCTGTGCCGGGTCGGTGAACGCATTCAGCACTTCCACATTCGTGAAGCTGAATCCGACCTCTTCCTCAAGCCACTCCGCATCAGCATCAAGCATAGCGACCGGGACTTTGGACAGCTTGCAGTTATACAGTGCCACCGTCTGCGTACCAACGGAAGAACTCGGGTCATCGTTGGTAATCTGCATGGTGAAGTACGGCAGTCTCCCCGTCTTCAGATAAGTCTGAAGCATATCGAGGAAAAGCGGCGTGCCGTAATAAATAGTCATTGTGCCAGTTAGCGCAACGCCCGTGGTCTTTTTCTGCACAAGCGTGGTTCCGATAACTTTAAAATCGGATTCCTGAAATTCGCCGTCAGCATTGATTTTCTTTGCGCCGAACAGTTCTTTGTTGCGCCCGTCAACGGTCAGAAAAGCCTTGCCGCTTTTACCGTTCAGTGCATCCCGCTCAAGTAAAAATGCCATGTCTTACCCCCTTACTCAACCGTTACGCCGTTGACGCTGACCGTTACGAGCATATACACCTTCTCGATACTGTCGACCGGAGTGATAGCCACGTTCACGAGGACAGAATCAATGCTTGCGCCCGGCAGGACTTCCACATCTTCAGCCGTGAAGTTCTGGATTCCGTTATTGCCCTGCATCTCGTTCAGATAGCCGATAATCCATGCCCGGAGAAGCGCCCTTCCATCCTCGTTGTTATCCACTTTGCCGAGGAAGTAGTTGGAGAAATGCTCGTATACATCGTTGCAGAACTGCATGATGACACGCATGACCCTGTTCTTTTTGAACTCTGCGCCCTTTGTCGGGGTAACGGTGGTCAGGCTGTCCACATCGGAACAGACCTTAACGGTTCCGAAGTCATCGGTGAACACGATCTGACCAGCCGCAATAGCCGCCGCCACATCATCATCCGTCAGCTTCGGGTTCGCCGCTGTTGCAGTCGGATACTGTGCGTAGGTCAGGGACTGGTAATACTGCGCCCCTGCTTCTGCTCCCGCAAGCCACCAAACAGCTTCCTTGTCCGTCAGCGCAGTGCCGTCAGACAGCACAACGCCGTTCCGGGCAGAAATGACATACTCGGTATTCTGTCCGGGGTGGTTGCCAATCACAAGCTGACACTTTTTCCCGATGTTCTCGTTCATGCGCTTTACAAAAGCCGCATACGCATCGACTACCGTAGCATCAGAGCCGTCATACGCAAGGATGTCAAAGCGGTACGGCTCGATAGCGGTCAGGAAAGCCGCATCATTTGCCGCAGCAGTAGCCGGGTCAGCACCGCCCACAAGGGCAGAACCTGCGCTCGCCGTAAGCGCGCCAGAACCGCTGAATGTCACCCACGCATTATCCGCAAGGTCTGCGACCGTCTGACCATACTGCGTATCGACCACATAGCCGTCAACGATTGTCTGCACATCGAAGTATCCCGCATTATCCGGGTCAGCGATGACCGCAACGGAAATGTCGTTGCCCCTTGTGCCGACATAAACGGCAGTTGCAACCAGATTGCTGATGGTGACAGATGCCTGAGAACCGCCAGTGCCACCTCGTCTGTACACCAAAATCTTGATAGGCGCAGTCGTGACATCCGTTCCCCTCATCATCTCACGAAGGAACGACGCCTGTGCCGTAGAGATGTCATAGCCGATGTACGGAGTTACATCCGTGCCGGGTGTAATCTCCATGACGGTTGCCGTTGCCCCCCATGATAAATTCTGAGCAATGGCTACAATGCCACGCTGTCCGATGTTTGCGCTGACATTCGGCTGGCTCTTCACGTTGATGTAAACGCCGGGTAAAACTTTGTTATACCCG